ATGGAGCCTATTACATAGACTCCTGTAGTTTTCTATACCAATCTTCAAACTTCTCATCGCTTGTATCAAGGTAGTCAACAGTTGGTTTAACTCCACTAGCTTTTGCTGTAGGAGCTGCAGCCCTTCGTTTTTCCGATGCTGTTTTTGTAGCAGCGCGTTGATGTTGAGCAGATTTTACTTCTGCTACTCGATTTTTAGCAACTTGTGCTTCAGCACGTGCACCAGCTCTATCTAGGTCGGCAAAGTATTGCTGTGACGCTAATTTATAGTACTCAAGATCACTGTTTCGTCCACCATCATAAACTTTTAGTTTATTTGCGATAGGAGTAATAGTATCAAACATTCCACTTTTAACATCAATATGAAGATCACGGATTAGTGCTGGATTCTTAAAGAATTCCATTCGGCTACTTTCATCCCATTGTTTCTCAAGTACATTATGCGTAATAGCATATTCCTCGTCTTGAGCGATCTCATCAACAATCTCTTTTATAGCCAGTTCAGTATCGTTCCGACCATAATCCTTTGGCGCATAGTTTACATTGTCTGTATCAATTTCGAGGGCATCAATACCTGTTCGTTTTAATACTTCCGCAATTGCACTTTTGTCACCACGCAGTACGTCAATAGCCAAAGCTACTTCATCATGTGATAATTTGGCTTCTTCAATAGCATCGATAGTTTTACGCCATGGTTTTAATTGTTGAGCTTTCTTTGTATAATCCATCGCTTGTCCAAAGACACGTCCAAATTGATCAAAGATTTCCTGTTCGGTAAACTCATATTCTTTACCATTTGCTTTATACTTTCGTTTCTGTACTGGTTGTTCATCTTCATCTGTTTCATCAGATATATCTACAGTATCTTCTGCAGTATCGTTTGGTTCCTCGTCAGGATCACCATCGTCCACTTCCGTACTTTCGTCTACGTCTACTTCCACTTCATCATCTGAACTAGTTTCATAATCGGAATCCCCATCGGGTTGTTCCAAGTCAACTTCATCCTCCATATCTAAAGCAGGAGATTCTCCATTTGCTTTAGCTTCCATGAACGCCTTATGGAGGTCTTCATCGCTCATGTTATATAAGGCTTCTTCAGAGTATGACATCTATTACTCCTCGCCATCTTCATTTTCAGTTGGTGTTGTACCCAATCCTTTTACTGTAATAAAGTAATCTTGTAAATGCGAAATCGCAACTAGTTCTTCCATGATTTCCGGTCTATTTGGACGCATTGCTGAAATAGCCAACAAACTTGTTCCATTAATAGCTTTATCTTGGAAATATCCTTTCAAGATAACTTTCTTGAAATCTTCATTCTCTTCGAGTCGCCCTAGAGCAATAGCTAGATCTGCCCAATACGTATTCTCTACACGTAAGATTTCTTGTTCTGTATGTACATTTGCTTCATTGATAGCAACTTCTGCTGGGTTGATTAACATTGTTAATTCCTTTAGATTAGTTTATTTAAGCTTTTTACGACAGTCATTGATTGGTCGAACTAATCTACATACATTTTATAAAGTATATTTTAGCTTACTATTACTTAAATATTTCTTAATCATTTATTAATGATTAAAATATTACTCCCATTATTGCAACTTCTTACCCATACTTTACCTTTATACTCAGTGCTACTGATGTTATTAACTTCAGATATCTTAAAACTAGGGGTTCCATTGTCTGGTGTATTATCACATAATGTAATTTCAACTGAATTATCGTCTTTTATTTTTGGTACTAATATAACATAGTCTTGGATACCATCTGTTATTTGCTGCCATTCACTAGAAAGTAAGATTCTATGCGTAGTCATTAATGATTCCAGGATTTTGCATTTTTTGCAAATTGAGCCTGCTTGCGTACACTAGCGCTTTTACTAGCTAGTCCTTCTTCAATACATTCATTAGTAACACCTTCAAAACCTTTACTCTTACAATGGTTAGTAAATTTACCTTTGTTTTCGGGTTTGATCATAATCTTAGGTTTATCTGTCATACGTTACTCCTTTGTATTCTTATTAGAGTAATCCGAAGATTACTCTATAAGGTTACTTACTTTTTAGGTTTAGTACCTTTTCCACCGGTTTTACATGCCATAGTACATTTCTCCTTTCTTAGTGAAGTTCTTTAAGTAGGTAAAGTGTACTGCGATACAATGCTTGAATTTCTTGGACAATATTATCGATCCAATCTTCTTCGCATTTTTTGCAAAGATTATCGATCATTGCCAATTGCGTTTCAATACCATCAACAGGAGAATCAATACTGCCTTTCAATTCCATAAATGGAATATCTAGTTTTCCATATTTACCTTGTGATGCTTCAGCAAGTTTATCCGCTACATCAACAATATCATCGTAGAAACCATTTAATGCTTTGTGTGCCGCAAAACTTGATGTTTTCAAATGTGCCATATGTGCGTAAGTACGACTCATAAACATAACGCCAATCATTTTGGCAATTGCTTCTTTTTCCATTTTAGTCCTTTTTGTGTTTAACTTTTTTAATTGTACTCTTAGTTTGCTTAGAGTTTCCTTTAGCCTTACCACTATAATAATGTTTAACTGTGTTATCACTTGGTTGATATGTGTTTGTCACACCAGCTAATGTAGAAGCTAATCCTTCCATTTATTTTTTTCCAGTTAATGATAAATTTTCTATTGTAGCATATGGCGCTGGATTTACTATAACAGTATTAGGCTCATTTTTAGTATAATACGCAGCCAGTCCATTTAAATATCCTTGTTGTATTTGTTCTGGTGATGGATGGTAATAATCTTTACCGTTTTTACTAGTCCAAAAACCTGCGTCTGGAGCATAAGAAGACTCACTACTAGCTACTGGATGCCATGGCATTTTACCACCACTATAATATCCATTTGCCATATCCTGTGCATGTCCTGTAGTAAAATTTCTATGAGTTGCTTCTGGATATGACATACCATACTTATTAGCAGCATGTAAATAATCGCCTTCTAAACCTAAACGATATAATTGCATAGCTAATCCTACATCATCATTATTATTACTAGTTAGCGGTTGTTGAGCCATTATCGTGGCATCGCTTTTACTTGAGATGCTGCCAAACCTAGTTGCTCTTCTGGTACTTGCGTAGTTTGTTTACTAACCATTTCCATCGCCGCTTGAACCAGTTCTGGTGGCAAACCTTGGGCAATTAGCTCTTCCGGATTTACACCTTGCATGAGCATTGCTACAATTTGATGTAAATCTCTCATAGGGTTTGTCTGTTTTACAGCACTTTGCGCAAGTCCTTCCCCCATACCTAGTCCATTCATTACCGTGCTCCATTGTATTGATTCATATATTGTTGTGCTGCAAGTCCTTGTGAAGCCATAGCATCACGCATTACTGGGGTAGCAAATCTAGGGTCTTGCGGGTTTGGTATAGTCCCTATTTTACTTGCGATCAAATCATTAGCCATTTCTCTAGCTCCTAATTGGTGTGCTAGCCCAAGACGACGTGCATCTTCAGCTTGCATCATTGCTTGTTGTTCTTTAGCATACATTTGTTTAGCTCGATTAGCTACTTCCGCATTTTGCATAGCTGCCTGTTTCGCTGCATCATCATATGCTTTAGCTTTTGCTAGTGTATCAACGAATCCCATTATTTTGCTCCTTTAATGTTTTGCATTTTTAGCAATTCCATACGTTGTGTATTTGCTAACATATCCATTTGATGCTGTCGATCTTTTTCTGCTTGCGCTTCAGAGACATGTGCATCATAGCCCTCATCTTTCATTAGATAATCAAGATCTAGTTTATCTGCCTCACTACCTAATTTTCTTGCTTTAGCCGCTTCTACAGCTGCTTTATTTTGTTTCAATTGAGCATCAATTTCATTCTCTTTAGCGCGTGCATACTTATCAGCAATATCTGCTTTAAGTTTTTCTACTTCCATTTGCATTTTCATCAACTCTAGTTGCTTAAGTTGAGCATCCATAGGGTCAGGTTGTGGTTGAAAAGACTCCAATCGTTTTGCTAATTCAGGCATTTTAGTCAATCTAGCAATTTCAATCATCAACATTTTATTAATCTCAAAATCTTGATTAGGTCCCATTGTTTGTAATAAGAAACTTAATTCTTGTGCTTTAGACGCATTATCTTCTGCAGTAGCTATTTCAATATCAATATCAATATTACCATTTAGATCATCTCTACGAACTGGCACATACTCTTCATTCGTAACACGTACTACTTCTTCTTCTTCTAAAAACTCACTATTATATGCCATCCACTTACGCATTAACGGTTTGATCAGATTTTCGCTCACATTTCTCACCAGATTTAAACGTCTAGTTGCTGTAGCATCTAATGCTCCTCTAGCGCCAGTAGCTGTACTACCTAGGCTGCCAGCATTAATACCACCACTAAAACTTTTAACACCGGTTTGACTTTCTATTTCATTATTCATTAATTGCATCATATCAAATACAGACCCAGGTATTTGATTATAACTACCTTGCCAAAAATCTGCAGGTGTTCCATTAAATTCAAAATTTTCACCATTTAAGTATCTACGTCGATTAGCTACATCTAGTGCACCTTTACGTATACCAACTTGTGCATTATTACTTTTGGACATATTATCGATTACACCACGTGTTAATGCAGTTTTTACTTTTTGATTATCACCTATGTTTTCTGCTAATGCTTCACCAAATAGTTGAAATGGTACAGCATTAAAAGGTACAATAATAAACGGTGGTTTGCCATCAGGATATGGATTACTTTGTAAACGAATAATTGTATTACCAATCCATGCGCATACAATAGATTCTACAATACCATCATTATCAATATCGTAGTTACCCCAATACTCATGCACTAATAATTTTTTTCTGGCATCATCTTTAAAACGAAATAAGGTTTCATCTTTCGGAATAAAGTCAGATTCATACGAACGTAAATCAACGTTGACCTTATCTAGATTTTTATATCTACCATCGGCTTTCAATGTACTCATATCTGTCTCATAGCGATGTATTACAAATTGACATTTATCAATATCATCCATACATGTCGGATCTAAAAAAATATCTTCATTTCTGCAAACAGTAGCTGTTGGTTGATTACGAAGTATTTTTGTTACTTTTTCTACAGAACTATCAATAAACTCATTACCGTATTCATCATATGCAACTACATCAACATTTACTTCATGTTCTTCGTCTTCATAATCCCATCCAGTTTGTACGATAACAGTACCTTCAGTAGCTAGTACACGTAAAGCTTTCATGATAAAATTATATCGAGGGAATTTTCTGCAGAATTGTGTATTCAATAATAATTCATTTTGACGTGCTGAGTCAACATCTTCATAGGTAACAGGATTACATTTAATTACATCACTAGTACTTAAAAATGGATCAGCTAAACTAGGGAGTTGCCATTCCAATTGCCGTTTAATATCTTTAGATACAATAGCTGATTTACCTTTAGTCTCATTACCATATGGATGTCCATATGTCTCACTAACCCATTGCTGACGTTTTGCAAGCCAAGACTTTTGCATAGATTCACTAGCTTTAAAGTCAGCTTTTAGAGATGCTAACAAGTCAGCCTTGTTTATTTTATTTTTGGGTTTTTTCATTATTCATCCTATTTATACATCATATAGTATTAATTTCTAATTATAGCTATCATTCACTTAAGCGAAGCTTATGTTACCACATCTGTTTTTTCAGTATCATTTCTGTCTTATTTAAACCATAGGTTTGTTGAATATACGTATCCATATTAGATAAGGCATCAGTATCATATACTTTTTCCTGTAATATATACATACGTTCTACACCATCACTTTCTATCTCACCTTGGTCTTTGGTATATTGTAAATCAGCAGTACCATTCATAAGTGATTCATATGCCATATATGATCTAGCGCTATCCCCTAGGTTATCGATAAATCCTGATACATTTCTAAATACGGTTTGACTTAATGATTCACCAGCACGTGGACCAAATTGCACACCATTCTGCATAATACTGCGTATATTAGACATACCAGATAGCCCAGCACCAAACAATGTAAGCAAATTAGATATATCTTCATTTACGCCAAATCCAAGTTGTCCGGCAAGTCCGACTGAAGAGGTTGCAACTGAAGAATCACTAATAGCAATATCTAGCATAGCATTATATTGACCTACAGTTGTTATTGTAGAAGCAGCCATTGATTGTTCTGCTAGTATATTCTGTATATCTACGTATCCACTTGCGATAGCCATAGCGCTTAATGCTATTCCATTTATAGTAATAGCTCCACCAATTAGTTTCATGCCCCATGGATCACCAATATACTGCGCGTATAATAGTTGTGATACTATTAAAAATGCCATAGACAATGAAGCTGATATTAATGCTGCTGATAGCCCACCGGCGGCACCACCAGATAATACAAATATAGCTACAGCAGTTACTACTATTAATACTGCCAACACTTTAGTATACCATTTCGCTTTAGGCCTTCCATATCCGACTTCTAATGTTCTTGATAGAAATTCTGCAAATTGATTTGGTGACATTGCGTTAAATGCGTCAAGTCTTAAATAACCATCTTCAAACATTGTAGAACTAAGTCCAGTATCATGTAACGAATATATAGCACTAGTCATAGTGGTATCATCTGCTGCTGTAGCTTTTTTATTTTTAGTTATAGTAGCTGCTAATACATTTATAGGATCATTTAAAACACTCGCAATCCATTGACCAGCTTCTACACTATCAGTAATTAATTTAGATGTATCTGTTGCTAAAGCTTTGACTCTATAACGTCGAACATAAGAATACTCCATATTATATGCTGTAGTAAACGCAGCTGCTGTATCATCAAAATTTCCAACAGGTTGTATAGTTACTACTTCATTATATACTACTGGATCTAGATCAAATATGGTATTATTATCAAGTACGCATAAAACATCATATACAT